ATAGTGTTCCATCTGCAGGCGCACGATATGGTTCAGTGGTGCTGTATGTATAAGTCAAGGCTTCCCAGTTTGTTAGTGCCAAAGTGCTACCATACAATATAGTACCGGTAGTAGAACTTGTGAATCCCGCATCAGCAGTTGGAGTTCCTGTTTCGTCGGTCAAGTAAATGTCACCACCAAAAATGTGAGTAAATGTGATGATGTTATTCTCCACACTCACTGTGATTTCGGGAATATTTAAAGCTAAAATATCTGCTATAAAACTTGCTTGTGAAGTTCCAGTCAAAATCAAAGAATATTCAATAATATCGTTTGATCCAATTTCTGTCACACCAATTGTTAATTCGTCGCTGGCAGTGAACGGATTAGCAGAGATTACAGTTCCACTTACAACTGTCTGGCCTGTAACTCTTCTGCGATATGGCTTAAAAGCGTTTGTATTGTCACGCAGAGGATCCCACGCTAACCATACTGTTCCAGCAACAATACCATTGCCGCCTCCAGCTGGGTCTAATCCAAACAATGCATCTTCGGCTCTGTTGTAAAACTCTGTTCCTAATGTGGCAAAACTTTGTGTGGTTGAGTTATATCTTTTAATAACTACATCAGCTCCGCTTCCTGTGGCACCAAGTTTCATAAACACACTGCCACTAGGACGAGGAACGGTATCTGTGCTTCTCCAACTTGGAATCTCAGCAAAAGTACCAAAAGTCAATTTTGGATTTGAATAAGTGCTGCCAGATGAACCCAAACCTAAACTGGCCATTGGAGTACCAGCTGAGTTAGAAATTAAGATTTTTCCATCTGCGGTAGCACCATTGCTTTCGGCTGCATCTGTAGCATATAATTCTAGTCTGCCATCAATGTAAGCAGCAGTTACTCCTGTAATTGCAGCACTGTTAATTGCAGAAACTACTTGTGCAATAGTTCTTGCTGATCCTGTGTTACCAATTGTAACTGTGGTACCGTTAATTGTAAGTGCTGCGGCTGGGCTACTTGCAGGAATAGCAGTTGTACTAGAAGTGGCAAAAGTCACTGTACCTTTAATTGTAGGCCAACTTTGTGCCCATGCATCTGTACCAATTCTTACCCAGTTATTGCTTCTGTTTTTGTAAAATAAAATTGCATTGCTGCCTGTGCCAAAAGAAACTGCATAGCTTCCAATTTGACCAATTGAGTCATTTGGTACGTAAATGCCGCTTGTGAGAGTTTGATTGGCTGTAGATGTAACTAGTAAAGGAGTTTTAAGGGTGAATTGACTGTTAATTGCATCCCACTCATTTATTCCCCAAACGCTTTCAGTCAAATCCATCCAATGCGTATTATTTGCTACTGCACCAATTGGACGAACGCTTGTACCTTCAAGTTCGTCTAAATCTATATCTGCACGAATAGCATAAATTCTATTAACATTGCCCAACACACTATAAGCAGTCATCAAACCATATTCATTGCGTTCGTCGCCGTGTAATGGAGTGCCTGCTGCACTTTGTTGGAAGCTTGGATAGCCCATTGATGCTATCAATTCACGCTGACTGGAATAGGTAAGTAATTTACCTGCACGAGCAGCAGTTGTGTCTGTAGCTGACGTACCCGATGGATTGGTCTTATCTTGGGCAGTTGCTAAAATAATCAAAGGCACAGTTCCTACTGCACCTGGAATATATTGACTTTCGTCGGTAACGGTTATTTCTAAACCTGGGGATACTAGTGCCATGTTTTTATCCTTTAACAAAACATTTGCTTGTATTTATAAAAAGGATATAGAATTCGGCTCTGATGAGGTGCCTTTAAAAGGTTTTACCTATAAATAGTGTTATGCAAAGACCACTCTGTACTCAATGTAGAGGTAATCCTGCAGCAGTTAATTACAAACTTGGCAGCAAAATCTATTATAGAAAGACCTGTGCTAGTTGTGCCAGGAAGGGCAGGCAAGTAAAAGAAATGCCGGCTTGGACTAAAGCCGGATACAAGAAAAAACTGACCTGTGAGCGTTGCAATTTTAAAGCAAAAACTGCCAATCAAATATTTGTTTTTTATTTAGATGGCAATTTAAAAAACAATAACTGGATAAACTTGCGTAGTGTGTGCGCTAACTGTAGAATAGAGCTCAATACCAGCAAAACTACTTGGCGCGAAAGCCCGCTAGTAGCAGATTATTGACCTTACTGTAAAGTTCTTCGATGGTCCCGTTGTTTTCTATTTCGTAATTAAACGTTTGACCAATCCAAGCCCATTCACTGTGATGCACTTGCGGGTATCTTTGCGGCATCAACTGCCCAGCATCTTCTAGTAGCCATTGACGATCTTCGTGTGTGGTATTTTCAAGCAAAGCACAATCATACCACTCGGGCAATGCACCACGTTTGACCCATACACACATGCCACCATGTTTTCTAATAGCAGCTATTTCGTTGGGAAATCTCACATCGCTGATAACAATGTCTTCAGTGGTTTTACGTAATCTATTTTCTAAACTGGCTATCCAAATATCATTATGAAATCCACCGCGACAAACTTCAGTGCCCCAAAGTTGCAGCATGTATCTTGGAGTTAATCGGGGCATGTCAAGACGCTTGGCCCACCAAGGATCCACTTGTTCGCGCCACTCCCTGGCTTTGGGTGTTAGCCCTTCTAACAGTTCTCTATCCCACCCAAACACTTGAGCTACAGCATCTTTTAATGTACCAGCAAAGCTGTCTCTAACAAACCCATGCTTGGCTACCAAATAATTAGCCACAGTGTCCTTGCCTGACCCAATAAAGCCTGCGATTCCTATGATCATAAAAAATGCCCCTTTAGGAGCATTTTAAATTATTTGTCACTGTGTGTCAAACACCAAAACGATTTTTCTTACGTTTAGGAACTGGACTTTCCTTGTTGATAGTAGGACCTTCTTGACTACGCATGTCGCCGTGATTTATGTCTTCGTAATTGGCATGCACTTGTTTATAGGCCAATTTAAGCATCTCTTGTTCTTCTTTGGTGAACGGAGCTGTAAGTTTCCACTTGCCTAGCCATGACTCTTCGTCCATATCTGGCATGGTTTTTCCATCGGTTGCAGCTAATGCCAAGCCTAGTCTGTACAGGGTATAATCACTGTTCCATTTTTTACCATCAGTAAATTTGTTCAAGCCGCGCATAGCAAAACGCTGATGTTTGTGCAGTTCGCCGCGAGTTTCAAGTATGATATCTTTTATTTTCATTATCCAATTACAAAGCCTAACGGCATTGACCCATCAACAAAATCTTTCAATTCCTGCTCCAGTTTTTCCATTTCTGCTTTGGCCTCGCCTTTGAGCGTAGCACCATTCAGTTGCGTACCACCTTGTGGTCCCGGCAAACTGGCATACTTTTCTCTAGCTTCACCTACTATCAACTTGGCAAAACTATATGCATACTCTTGTACCCACGGAAATGACTGTGGGTCATTCAATATCATTGCATCTGGCTTGTAATTGTACAGATGCAATAGAACATCTTCAAATCCGTTAGGATCTGCATTTGCTCCCGCGAAAGGAATCTTACGTATCAAGGTCAGCTTCTTGGTCACCTTGTTAAAAGTAAAGTTTAGATAACCGCCAAACATACGCATGGCCAACTTTTGATAATCCACAAACAGTTCGTAGTTAAGCAAGCCACCTACTCTACCTGCTACCAACATATAAGTGTTTAGATAACCACTGGCAAATGGTTCGAACTGGCTGGCAGTTGTTCCTGATACAGATCCAATACCGCGTCTGTATGCTGCTCTCACATCCATTACTACATCGGGCAATATGATTTCTTGTGTTTCGGGAAATAGTTTGAGAAATGCGTAACTTTCTTCAACGCTGTTAGTGGCCCGCTGTCTATACTTGACCAAGGACTGATTAATGGCCATGTCATAGTGTTCTTTGTCCAATTCCACATCTACTATGCCATCGCCTAGACGCATACGAATGTAGTCTGTGATATCTGAACGGCGCTTGTTTAAGCTATCTAGCCACTGGGCGCCTGGGTCAAACTCAATGTGTCCAGAGCCTGTTCCGGTAGCAGGATTGTATAAACTATCGGATTTTAGAACGCCGTTAGAGTGAAAATAAGTAGTATCCGCTACTACATTGCCAGTAAAAGGGTTGGACATTAATGTTCCTAAAGTACAAAGTATTTATTGTACTTTCAGGAGAATGGTATCTGAATTGAGTCGTCCGTTGCCCAGTGTTTCTGTAGCTTTGATATCTTCCAAGAATTTACGTAGCTGCACCTTACCCGCTTTGGCAAACTCTTTGAGTTTTTCTTCGGGTTTTCTCAGTGTTTTGCCTATGCTGGCGGATTCATTGTAACCGGTTAGTGTAGTACCTTTAATACCCAAAGGTCCAGTTAC